CTTACGGTCAGCAAGCAGCTTTATCTAGCCAGCAGCAACAGAATTTGTACAATGCTGGGAACCAAGTCTATCAGACTGCGCTTGACCCACAAAACGCGCTATTCCAGCAAACGCAACAGCAACTAACCGAACAGGTCAACGCGGGTCAAGCAATGCGTGGCTTGGGTAACTCTGCTGTGGGCGGCGCTGAATACAACCAATCAATGCAAAACTTTGACATTGCATGGCAAAATCAACAATTAGCCCGTCAAGCACAAGGTCTTGGTGCAATGGCTCAAGGTAGTCAAGCGGGTGGTGCTCAAGGTCAATTGACTGGTGCTAACCTAGCTGCACAAGCGGGTGCTTATGGTACTGCTGGTGGTTATCAACAACAAGCTGGTCAAGTGCCATTATCAGCACAGCAATACGCCGCGCAACAACCTGGTGTGGTCGGTCAGCAATACGCTCAGCAAATGGCTGGCTTGCAAGGGCTTAATGCTACTAACATGAACCAAGCTCAGGCTTACATGGGCATGGGTCAAGCTGCAAGTATGAACGCATACAATCAATATGCTGGTCAGCAAGCAGTCAACACCGCTAACAATGCCGCTAATGCTCAGTTAGGTTATCAAATCGGTAGCAATCCTGCTGTGGGCAACTGGCTCAATACCAACATTTTTGGTGGCGGTAATGCAAGCTCACAATCTATGGCTAACCAAGGCAACTATAACCAAGCTGGCGTTTACACTGGCCCTGGCGCATTACCTGATACTTCAGGCTTATATTACTCAGCATCATAAGAGGCTATCATGGCACTACTAGCTCCAGGTTTCGCACAAGGTATCTTAAACGCTCAGCAACAACAGCAAGCCGATGCTCAGCGCAAGCAACAAATGGACTACCAAGCTTGGCAAATTGAGCAAGCTAAGCAACAACAAGCGCGTCAACTGCAAGCTCAACAAAATTACGGAAGCGTACTTAACTCAGCGTATGGTATGCCCCCTCCTGTGGCTGGCGGTCAAGGGCAAGGCCCTCAACCTCCCGCACCTGGCCAAGCCTCAGTGCCAATGGCGCCTCCACAATCACCTAACGGTGGTATGGGCGGTATGCAAGGCGCTGCGCCTCCAATGGCGCAAGGTATTATGCCAGGTGAATCAGGAGGTATGCCAACACGTCCACCACAAATGGGTGGCGGTTTACCTCCATATCAAACAGTACAAAGCCTAGCGCAAGGTCAACCTCCTCAATCTGGTGGTATGCAAATGATGCAACCTCCTGCACCACCAGCAACGAATGACATTGGCACTAAGCCTTTGACTGTGGCCAGCGTGGTTCAATTACTTAAAGCCCAAGGTGTGCCTCAAGACCAATGGTATGACACCATGGCTGAGATGAAGCCATTGTTTGACGAGCAAAATAAACAAGAGTTGACTGACATGAAGCGGCAAATGGACGCTGCTAATATTGCTAAAACTGCATATCAATTAGCGTATGAAGGTAAAAAAATTGATTTGCAAGCATTAGGTTTAGAGCAACGTGGTGAACATTACAATGTTATGGAAGGTCAAGGTCAACAACGTATTGAGCAAGGTGCTCAACGTATTGGTCAAGGTCAACAACGAATTAATCAAGGTCAAACTGCAAGTCAACTTACACCTGAAGCTAAAGATTTATTAGATGATTTAGCGTTACGCGACCCTTCATTTATGTCACGTATGGGAGTAAAAAACTTAACTGAACGGAATAGAATTGTGAGTGATTGGGCGGCTAAAGGTTATACTGCCGATGATGTAATATCAAAACGTTTGGGTACAAAAGAACAGACTAAAGAAGTTCAAGTTCTTGCAAATCAAGCCGCTAGTCTTGCACGAGTTGAAAAAGCTATCACTGATAAAGGTGGTATTGGCGATCAAGTTGAAGCTGCTGCAAAAAAATTAGATGCGTCAAAACTCAAACAATTTAATAAAGTATCTCAATTGTTGCAATCTGAGACAAGTGATCCTGATTTATCTGCATACAAAGTTAAATTGATTGCATTACGTGATGAATTTGCAACAGTTATTAATAAGGGTGGTCAACCTACAGAGGGTTCACGTAGGCAAGCAACTGAAATTATGGATCAATATGCACCAACAGCTATTCCATCAATAGTTAAAGCGGTTAAAGACGTGGTCAAATCTAACCAAAAGGCTGCAAATGACGCTTTGGCTGATGCTAAAAAGAGTAGTGGTGCGCCTGGTACAAAAGAAAACCCAATTAAATTAGATTGAGAAAATTATGCCAGTCTATCAATATAAAGATAAGTACTACGATATTGCTGAAACTGATCCAGCAAAGGCTAAATCATTTATTCAGTCTAAACTAGGTGAACCTACTGGCCCAAGAGATTTAGGTCCTTTTGGTACGCAAGGTCAACCTCAACCTCCAGTCCCAGCACCTCGACCACATCAAATTTTTGATCCAATTACTGGTGTGGTCGAAGCTGGGTTAGCACCTTTTGGATATGAACCTCGTACTCGTGAAGGTAAAGCAATTGTTGGTGCTATACCTGAAGGAATTAAAGAAACTGGTGAAAAAATATTACAAGGTTTAGGCCCTGCTGAAAGTGCTTTAATGCAAGGTCCAAGTATGGTTGGAAAAGCTATATCTGTGCCAACTAAAGCTTTGGCGGCTACGAGTGCTGGTCAAACCTTAGCAAAAATTCCTGAAATTGCAGGTTCAGCAATTCGATCACAGTTAGACCCTGAAAAATTAGAATTAGCTAAAAAAGCCGCTGATCGTGGAATTACGATTCGACCTGATATGCTTACCAATAGCTCAGTAGCTAAATTGTTAGGCGATACTTTAGAAAAAGTGCCATTTTCGGGTGCAAAAGATGAATTACGTCAAACTCAGTTTAATCAAGCAATTATTGATGTGATTGGCGGCGATGCTACAAAAACTAAATTGACCCCTGATGTATTTAGTAAAGCAATTAAAAATTCAGGCGATAAGATTGGTAACATTTCATCAAAATATAATATTCCAGTTGATCAAAATTTTAGAACAAATTTATCAAACGTTATGCAAAATGCTGAGTTTGAAACAAGTGACGTATCACGAATTGTTAATAAATATGTCAATGAATTAAGTAAACACGTTGATGCAAATGGCCAAATTAATGGTGAAACTTTCCGAAAAGTTAGAACGCAACTGACAGGTCAAATGCGTCGTTCTAAAGATGGGGATTTAGTTAATGCTTTATCTAATTTAGATGATGTAATGCTAGATTCAATACGTGGTCAACTTAAACCTGATGAATTGTCAGAATTTGATACTGCCCGTAAACAATATGCTTACGCTAAAACAATTCAACCTTTAGTTGCTAAAGGTGCAGGTGATATTAGTGCGTCAAAACTAATGAACCGAGTAACTTCAACTGAAGCTGGTAAATCAGCAATGGCTAAAGGTACTGCTGGTGATTTAGGTGACATTGCTCGTATTGGGCAAGCATTTTTAAATGAGCCAACTACCCCATTAAGTAAAGCAGGAGGTGTACTTGGTGAGCTTGGTGCCGCGGCGGTTGCCCCTCACACGACGGCTGGTGTGGTTGGTGGTGCCAATTTATATAATCGACTTGGCCCAAACATTGCAAATAGATTAATCTCAGGAAATGCCCCACAAGTGCCAGGTGCAATTGCACCACAAGTTCGTAGCGGTATACCACTTTCACAAAGTGACTTACAATTATTAAATATGCTATCCCGTAATCAACAGCAATAGAGACATGACCATGAGTAAACGACTACTAATTATTGATAACGCTTCCAACTGCCTAGACATGGCCCTCCGCGCTAAGAACGCTGGATGGCAAGTTAAATGGTTCGATAAAGCTCGCCCCGACGGTACACCCCGCCTAGCTGGTATGGGCATGATTGAAAAGATTAATGACTGGAACGAAATCCCTAAGAAGTGGATGGACTGGGCTGACCTAATCTATCTACCTGATAACGTTTTCTACTTGCAATTCATGGAGCCGTATCGTCTTAAAGGATATCCAATCCTAGCCCCTTCTGTGGAAGCCGCTGCACTTGAGCTTGATCGTGATGCTGGGCAAAAGGCGATGAAAGAGGTCGGTATCAATATCATGGAGTCTAAAGCTTTCCACGATTATGATGCAGCCATCGCTTTCGTTAAGAAAAATCCACAATTCCTTGTGTCTAAACCTTCAGGTGATGCCAATAAAGCATTGTCTTATGTGGCTTCTGACCCTGCTGACTTGGTGTACATGCTTAACCGCTGGAAAGGCAACGAAGCCTTACGTAAAGCTGCTAAAGCTGAAGGCTTCATCTTGCAAGAGCGCAAGTACGGTATTGAGATGGCCGTGGGCGGTTGGTTCGGGCCAGGCGGTTGGTCACAATGGTTCTATGAGAATTGGGAATACAAAAAACTCATGGCTGACGACTTAGGCGTGAACACTGGTGAGATGGGTACTTTATCTCGCATGGTGAAACGCAGTAAGCTTGCTGAGCAAGTATTGCTACCAATGACACCTATCTTAGAGCGCCTAGGTTATGTGGGCTACATCGACAACAATTGCATTATTGATGCTGATGGCCCTTGGCCAATGGAATTTACAATGCGTGACGGTTGGCCATCAAAACACAATGTGACTGCTCATATTAAAAACGCTGACCCTATCCAATGGCAACTAGACTTGCTCAATGGTGAGGACACAATCGAAGCAATTAATGGTGAAGTCTGTGTCAGTGTAGTTATCGCGCTACCTGACTTCCCTTACTCGAAAATCACAAATAAAGAGCTTTGCGGTATTCCTATCCGCGGTGCCGATGATGAAGAACGTATCCATCTATCAGAGGTGATGCTCGGTACATCGCCACGTATGGTTGGTGACAAAGTAGTGGACTTACCTGGCCTAGTTACCTGTGGTGACTATACAATGGTGGTCACTGGTACTGGTGAGACGATCACTGGTGCTCGCCGCAATGCTTACAGTGCGGTTAAAAAGGTCAAGATACCTAATAGTCCATTCTACCGTCCTGACATCGGGGCTGGTCGTATGAAACGTCAACTACCACTTTTACATAAAATGGGCTACGCTAAAGGATTGGAGTTTTAAAATGGCAAGAGTTAGCTTATCGGCAATGCGTGATGCCGAAGATAAAAAATGGCAAGCACAAGACGACTTGCGTACCCTTCAACGCGCTAGAGAGATTGAAGCTGATAAAGAGCGTTTAGCTCGTGCTAAAAAAGAAGCTCAATCTCAAATGACAGCATTAAGTCGAGTAAGTGGCCGTAAAAAATGACCCGTAGTGCTCTAATGGATGGATTAGTTACCGAGCAAACCATTCGTGACGCGCTCACGTTTGGTAAAGGTGACTTATTCCTAGCAGCAGCGTATCTGAATTGCACTGCCCGCGAGGTGGATAGTTATATCCGCGCCTCAGAGGAAATGCAAGGTTTTGTGGCCGCCATTGCTAAGGTCAAACTTGACCCCGAATATGCCAAAATGAGCCGAGAGCAGTTTGAGGACCAGCTTGAGCTGCTGACGCGAGACTATAAACTCGACGCACTTAACGTCATCCACGACATGGCCATGATGGGCTTCGATAGTGCTGCTATGGCCGAGGTCAAACTCAAAGCCGCGATTGCACTTAAGGGTTCGGGGAATGACACTGTTCGTAACGATGGGCAAAGCTCTATTCTCGCTGAGCTGAATCAGATTTATCAAACAACCGCGCCAAGAATAAAGAGTGTGCGTGTTTCTCAGATCGAATTTGAGCAAGGTGAGCAAGTTGTTCATGTGGAATCGGGTATATAGGTGCGTTGTCCACAAGGTTACGCATCTTAAACCACTGAGCACGATTAGCCACTGTAATAGCATCATCGACGTGTCGTTCTCTCGCACGATACCCCGCCTCTAGTACATAGATAGACGGCAACTTTCTAATAGACCCCTCTCGGTACAATTGTGTCAGTATGTTCATCTTATTAAAGTATTCACCTGGTAATCGCATAAACGGGATCATACGGTAGCCATTGTAAACGTCAGGCAACGCTTCAATCTCGCGGTACATTTCCATCAAGTAAGGGTTATCAGGTTCAGCCATCGGTGCAATCACATCGTAGCGAAGGAACTTACTCCTGAAGCCGTATTCTCGGAATAATTTATTGACTTGAGGTAACTTGGCACCAGTGACTTCCATGATGTCGCCAGCTTCAAATACGCAAGCGCCTTCAGGGTCAAATCCTGAGTAGTTTAACGCTGCTTTGTGGATGTCACACAGCTCACGTTGCACAAAGCCTTCGACTGCCAATAGCATCGTCAAGTTTAAATAAGACGTAGGGTAGCGTTGCTCAATCAACTCCTCGTGCAATGCCCAAGTAGGCGGGCGGTAAATCACAATCTCACGCTTAACATTTTTGACTAGCTCAGCATACCGTGCGTAGATATGTGGGGACTCCACAAAGAACATAGCGTCACATTCAGGTAATAGATTGACCCGCCTTGCTGGTGAGTAATAAAGCAACCCTCGTTGCTGCACCCAACTTTGTAGCTGGAGTTTAGCCATTGGTTGAGAAGCTTTACATACCGCACCGCGAATGTCTTTAAGGTCATTACCTCTAAGTCTAATCGGCCTAGGGTTCTCATAATTAAGATACAACACACATCGGTCATTACGCTCAACCATTGTGCGGATACCCGCCTCCATATTGTCAGTTTGATAGACTTGTGCCATTTAATTGACAATACCCGTTGATTTAATCATATTAGTTTCAATTAAAAGAGATCGAGCTTTTTCGATATATTGTTCAGAACCACTATGGTGTTTTTGACTGCAACCAACCCCAGCAACTCCGCTTGTAGTTTGATATTTGTAAAAAGAAACTAAACGTTCAAGACTTGAATCGAGATGGCTATTTACGACTTCATTTTCAGACATTTCTAATAAAGCTTTAACATAACCAATTAGCGCGGCTAATGAAGTAACATCTTTACCCCTCAAAACCATAACAGGTTCATCTTTATCAATAAAATATTCACCAAAACGGTGATATAACCTATCATTTTCACCAAATTTATATTTAGGGTCATTCATTTTTTGTAGCTCCTTAATTTAACATCATTCCTCTAGTGTCAGCCATTGCCAACTTAGCATTAGCAATAATTCGTTCAAGCTCATTAATCTCATAGCCACCGCCTGGCAACTCTAAAATAATACGGCCATCTTCCATCGCAACGATAGCGATAGGTACTTCTTTAGGTTGGTCCATAATAATTCTTTTCCTTTGCTTTGGCTAAAACAGCACGGGCAAATTTAATATCGTATTCATCTGCAACACCATCATGCGTTAATTCTTGTATCTCATCATCCGTTAATGCAGTCCACTTCGATGGACTTGTTTTATCTTGATGAGGGTGGGTGTAGAGTGGGATTGGATTTTTCACATATATTTCTGCTTTTTCTTTTGACGTAGTAACTTTTTCATAATACATCCAAGCCACAGGCTCTTGCGCTGGTTGTTCTAATGCTTCTTTGCAAGCGTTAAGCAGTTCATTGAAAGCCATTTTATATTGATTAAACCAATACATTATTTCGGCTTGGTTATTATGCCTTTCATCTGCAAAGTTATTTTGCCACTTATTAATCGCCATTTTTAATGCTTCGTCTTTATCCATCATATCCCCACGTCAGCTAAAATGTCCTTGGCTTCAGCAATGTACCAAGGGTAATCAATGTCACTCGGTAGTGACTCAGGTAACTCCATCAAAGGCCTAGCCCCGTCGCTGCGAGCAACCTTGTTACCATTATTTTTGTACGAAATGAAACGAGTCTCGCCAGCAGCATAATACCAGCGTACCGCCTTACCCAAGTATTGACCGTCATACTCAGCCCCTCCCTTAACTTGTCGTACCGTAAGAAATTTACGGACGTCTAAACAATTTGTGATTGACTGCTCAATCGGTACGCCATTAGTTAGATACTCAACGACAGCATCCACACAGATAGTGCTATTCGGGTTCTTAGCAATCCCAGTAGTCGCATACGTCCCCTTGGTCTTAATGTAACCGTCAGGCTTAATAGCAAGGTAGTTGTTTACGTCTCGACTGTATAACGCATCGTATCTAGTTTCCTCAGTCTCAAGCCCTGATACAAACTCCCACGCCATCACAATGTCATTTAGCGTGTTCAGCTTAGATGTAGGACACTTGCTAACCACACCATCGGTATTAGCACTCACGACCTCAATGCCAGCTTCCTCTAATGACTCAATCAGCATCAATAATGCCAACTGGCCAGTCAACGTCACTTGGATTAGTAAGTCAGGTGAGTACAACACGGACCACTTGCTACCAAGCTTACCAAACGAGCCATTGACGCAAATCTTAAGTGCGTCAGCCATCACCTTATTGCCCTCACGCTTGGCAGTGATACGGCGTTCTACCAGCGAACGGTAGACCTCTAGGAACTCAAGCCCCATGTGTGCAGGATAAAGCCCTTGGGTCAGGATGATATTCGGGTAGTAACTCACCACGTCACGGTCAATGAGCTGATAATGCCAATCACTCCTGTGAGCGACACAGGACTCGCTACTATGCAAGCCGCCGATGCCCATGCGATAAACACCGTTACCAATACGTAAACGCATCGACTCTAGGATACGAGGCAACTCAACTGACCCCTTATCATTAAGTGTAAAAGTAGCATCCTCAATCAATTGCAAAGCTTGTTTCATGCCATCTGACGCAAACTTAATGTAGTCAGGTGGTACATATTTGAACGTATAAGATGGATGTATCTCAGGGCGATAAACGCGCTTCTGTAGCTTCTTTTCCACCTCAGAACGGATCACAGCCTCAGCAATCTGAGCATCCGACTTAGACCTTAAATCAATCCCGAACTCCTCAGACATGCTTTCACGCAACTTAATCTGAGGCTCTAGCTCTTTATACAAATCAATGGTCGTCTCAAGGTCGTTGCAGCAGTATTCAACTAACACCTTGCGGTCAGCCACAGTGATGCTCGCACTCGGTTCAATCGGTAAGTCACGTAGACGCTTAGAGTTTAAGCGACCCCCGTACAACTTCAAACCAACCTCACCTGGCGCGACCTCAATCAAATCTATGTGGTCGACCATGGTATTCAATTCAACGCCACCGAACTTATCCCTCAATTGCCAAGGTTTAAGACCGCCAACAATGATTGCATCTGACGCTGATTTAAGCTGAGCGCAAGTGGCACCTTCTAGTGCCAATGCCAATATTGGCATGTCATAGTTGTTACCATTGAACGTAACTAATGTCCCATCGGTAGGTAATTGTAGAAACATGGGCTGACCTTCAAACATCTCTTGATAGAAGGTCGCCCCTGTGTCCATATCACGCCACGCGACTAGAAAGTAGTCAATGTAGCACTCCGTATCTAGCGCGTAACGTTTCATTCATCTACCTCAATACTGCTAGATCCAACTTGACCACGAGCGTCATATATTTCATCGTCAGGCATTTCACAGACTAAATGTATCGTGTCTTTATCTGCCACATAAAATCGGCGAGCTTTGTACTTCTCACCGTAAGGGGTGACGATCAGCACTTCTGAATGTGCGTTCACGTCACCCGATAATAGTGGCTCTAATAACTCAGCCATCGTAGTCATTTAAGCCACCATCATGCCGTGTTGAATTAGCAACTCGTCAGTCCAGCCAGCAGCAATCATCGCTTCATACGTTGCACCTTGAGCCGCAGGAGTCATCTGACGTACTGGCGCTGCTGGTGCAGGTGGTACAGCTAGGAACGCTGGATTAGCTGGAATAGGTGCCATCACAGGTTGTGCTGGAGCTGGCATTGCAACAGGGTTAGCTGGCATAGCCACTGGATTAGCTTGCGCTGGGCTTACTGGTGCGAAACCTGCTGGTGGTGTGGCTAACACGCCTGCTGGTAGTGGGGCTGTACCAAAACCTGCTGATACTGGATCAGGTCCAATGCTAATTTCCTCACCATAGCCACTCAATGCAACCATGCGGTGATTGATAAATACGCCAGGCTGAGTATTGCTACCGTTGCCATCTACGTCAGCATTGACTTGCACAAAGTAACCTAGCTTAACTGCGTCAGGCTCTACAATCGCTTGTGTGCCATCTTTATTGTAAATCTTAGATGCAAATCCGCTGGTGAAGCTAATGACCCAATGACCTTTGTAGCCTTCACGATCACATGGCTTTTTACCGACGCGGTTAGGCACTTGTGAGTCGCCATCCACGACCTTCCAAGCGAAGCTCGGTGAGTCAGCTTGACCTGCTGGGAATGAGTCGTGACCTTGCTTCCAAATTAGCTGACCCCAAGGTGTTTGAGACCAATGTGTCTCAAGGCCTTTAGGGATACCAACTGCAAAGAAGTATTGAACCTTAGGTTGGCCAGCGTTAGGACCTGAACGGATCACTAACGGATTACCTTCCATATCGGTTGTTTGTGGATTATAAAGGCTACCCATCAATAGGCGGCCAACTGGTGTTGTAAAGTTTTGTGACATGGTATTACTCCTTAATTATTTATGAAAAGCTGCTCTTGCCGCAGTGCCATCGTCAGGGATGAGTTTAATTTCACCAATTGGCACTTCGGTATATGTTCGTACTAACTCGGCAGGTAGACCCGCCTTAATTGCTTGTTTAGGGGTGATTGCAGTAGGCTTCTTGATGTCGATACCCATCATCTCGCCCAAAGCCAGCACTTCATCAATTGGCTTATTCCACTTCTCACGACCTTCACCTTGCTTAGTCATCCAGCCTCGGATTGACTTACCTTGCTTAATGCGACCCAAGACTTCACTCTCAAGACCTTCAATACGGTATTCGAGCAATTCCTGTGCTGATTTAAGCAAATGTAACTCACGACCAATTGCGTTCTCATTCAAATCAAAAGGTACATTCTGACCTGACATTTCAACCGCAATCAAAGCGCCTTCTTGCAATGTAGGGCAAGCATGACGCGCTGAGCAATCTCGGCAATTCTTACCTGTGTGTGTTGGAGGCTCAGGTAGCAATGATGCCTCCCACGCTGATTTAAGGCGTGAGATATAACCTTCCATCTGCACACGATCAACTGACCATGAACGTACTGGGCCATCTGCGTGATATGACCTAGGTTGTACGATAGTCAATTCAAAATTACTGACGTTATACCCGCCTGATGTCCAAATACCCGCAGCGTAATTAATCAACTGCCAGTTTTCAAACGCCTCAACATGACGATGGCCAAACTTGTAATCCCACACATGAAGCGTGGCCGTCATCTCGTCATAAGCCCAAGCGTCAGGCGTACCCCAGTTATCAGGATGAATTTCAAAACAATCTACACGTTCTTCAAGGTGGATCAATGCACCTGAGCTTTCCATCATCGGACGTAAAGTATCACGCCACATCTCGGCACCTTCAAGCATTTCTTCAGTTGCAAACGATGGGACATCTTGGCCTTGCATGTCAGCCAAAATAACCTCATGCGCTTGTGTACCTTCAAGTGCTTTAGGATTATCGTCAGTCTCAGGGAATTGACTACACATGAATAAAGAAGCTGGGCATTGTATGACGCGAGCTGCCGAGCTTGGTGGTAACAATGCGTGTTCCATTATAGTGTAATCCCTAAAGAAGTGGCCACGGCTGGAATTAGATCAGGACGTGAAGCCAACATTGGTAATGATGGTAGTCCAGCAGCAACTACCGCCTCTTGAATTTTCGCGCCAGTCAAAGTCTTAGCTGCAACTAATGACGTAACGGCTTGCATAAAGTTAGGGAAAGTCATCTGACTGCTAGATGGCTCAATAGGGGATGCAGTCTCGGCAACACCAGCCGACACCACTTCGGGTGTAGTAATCACTGGGGGCGCAATTGGCACCACATTGTCGACAAAAGGGGGCGCAGGTACCTCATTCACAGGAGGAGTCGGCGTCAATTGTGGCAATGGTGCTGAGTAACTAGGTGTAATACCCATCGTGATTTGAAGCTCACGCTTAACCGCAGTCACTACTTCTACATCTACATTGCGACGTAGCTTCCAACGGCCATCTTGTGTTTGTGTACGACTAGATGCGTGGATACGGCCATCCCAAGGTAAACCTTCAGAGTCCACATCAATACCTGATGCAGTTTTAGTAGGTGGTGGTGCTGGGATAGCAAACGCTGCTGGCGCATGAGCTTCGTAATCATCCTCAATGTTGACTGGCGGTGCAAATGCTTCAACAGGGCTAGTCACTAATGTAGGGATCTCGTCGCTAGTTGCTGGTGTGGTAGTCACACCTGATGCGAATTGTGCGGGGATAGGTTGATTCTCTTGCTCAAGTCGAGCGTGATAATCAGCTATAATATTAATGAGTCCTGCAACCTTACGGATACCCGCGCTGGGCATCTGATCTAAGTCGCTTATGGTAATGTTGATCGCCATAATATTTTCCTTAAAAAGTTAAAAAATTGTTTGACACGGGTTCAGATTAATGGATAATAACCAACACGTCAATATCTTTTTTAATTTATTTTAAGGAGTACAAAATGTTAATCGACAGTTTATATGGTATGGCATCTCCTAAGCAATCTAAAGGTCACGCACAAAAGCTGGCCACTGCTAAAGCAATTCTCGGTGACAAGTATTTATTGGCTAAACCAGTTAAAAAATTGGAGGTTCCAGCAAAATGAACGGTCTAATTTCATTCTTAATCACTATATGGCTTCCATTTTATACTTTGCATTTAATTCAAATCCCTCACGAATTTGTATGGTGGGGTATTCCAACTATATGTTCAGTTGTAGTTATTTGGTTGATATTGTGGGCGCTGCTTACTGGTTTTTTTAATGTGTTAAGCAAATGATCCAGCTTCGCCCTTTTCAATCTGACCTTAGACAAGCTATCTATGACCAATGGGTCGCAGGTGCTAAGAATGTATTAGCCGTGATGCCGACAGGTGCAGGTAAGACTGTACTCTTTAGTGACATCATCGCTAACACACCTGGTGCTTGCGTCGCCATTGCTCACAGACAAGAGATTGTCACACAGATTAGTTTAGCCCTTGCTCGCAATGAAGTACGTCACCGCGTCATTGGTCCAAAAGCCCTTGCCTCAGCCTGTACGCAATTGCACTTGATGGAGCTAAACCGTAACTATGTTGACCCGATGAACCGTGTTGCAGTTGCAGGGGTGGACACGCTTATTCGTATGGACTTTGAGCCATGGTTTAATGCAGTCAACCTAGTGGTGCAGGATGAAGCGCATCACTTATTAAGTAAGAATAAATGGGGCAAGGCGCAAGCCATGTTCCGCAATGCTAGGGGCTTGGGTGTGACAGCCACGCCATGTCGCGCTGATGGTAATGGGCTGGGACGTCATGCTGATGGTGTGATGGACTCAATGGTAGTCGGACCATCAATGCGTCAATTGATAGACGATGGCTGGCTGACAGACTATCGCATATTTGCACCGCCTTCAGACCTAGACCTTCGTAACGTACCCATCTCAGCCAGTGGTGACTTCTCACCGCCTAAGCTATCCGAAGCCGTCCACAAGTCTCACATCGTTGGTGACGTGGTTCAGCATTACACCCGCATCGCTAATGGTAAGTTAGGCGTCACCTTTGCTGTGGACGTTGAAGCTGCTGGCGAGATAGCTGGCGCATTTAAGAAGGCGGGTATCCCTGCTGAGGTAGTGAGTGCTAAGACTCCTGATAATTTACGTGCCAATATATTAAGACGCTTTCGTAACCGAGAGCTATTGCAATTAGTCAATGTGGACTTATTCGGTGAGGGCTTTGACTTACCAGCTATTGAGGTTGTAAGCATGGCGCGTCCCACACAATCATTCTCGTTATTTGCTCAACAATTTGGCCGTGCGTTACGTCCAATGAAAGGTAAAGACCATGCTATTATTATTGACCATGTGGGCAATGTGCATCGTCACGGACTACCTGACGCACCGAGAGAATGGACGCTAGATCGTCGTGAGAGACGCTCAGCTAAGAATACAGATATTGTTATTCCAACGCGCACTTGTCCACAATGTACGGCTGCTTATGAACGTGTACGTAAGGCTTGCCCTTATTGCTTTTATGCACCTGAGCCTAGTGGTCGTTCATCCCCTGAAGAAGTAGACGGGGACTTATACGAGATGTCACCTGAAGCTTTATCTAAGCTCAGAGGTGAAATTGACCCGCCGATTAGACTACCTTTTGGCGCTGCACCTGAAGTCATTGGTGCAATCAAAAAGCATCACCGTGAACGTGAAGCTGCACAAGCCGCTTTACGCTTAGTTATGTCAATGTGGGGCGGTAAGTGGACAGTGAACGGTGACACATTAAGCGAGGCGCAAAGGCGCTTCTATCACACCTTCGGGGTGGACGTTGGCACTGCTCAGACCTTAGGACGTAAAGAGGCTGAGGAGCTTAAAAAGAGAGTCGAGGCGGTATTATGAATGAAGCAAGCATACAAGCTCAGGTCAGACTTGACGCTTCTAAACTAGGCTGGCGCTTATTCCGTAATAACGTCGGTGTGCTGGTGGATAGCCGAGGTACCCCAGTGCGCTTTGGGCTGGCTAATGACTCGAATGTGGTCAATAAGCATATTAAGTCGGCAGACCTTATCGGCATCAAACCCGTGCTAATCACACAAGATATGGTCGGGCAGACAATCGGACAGTTTGTTAGCCGTGAGTGCAAATGGTCAGGCTGGAAATACAATCCAAAAGACGAGCGCGAGGCCGCGCAACAACGATGGATAGACATGATTAATTCAATGGGCGGTGACGCTAAATTTACGATAGGTGAAGTATGAAAACTAGACCAATAACTTTTAACCGCGAGGACGTACTGACGGAGGCGCTTAGACTTAGTGTTTCTGTGGGATACAACAAAGTAACCCGCGAGATGCTGGCCTTTGCCGCTAACTGCTCACCAGCGCAAATTAGCAATATGTTCGGGACGATGGCACACCTCAGACGCGCTATTGTATCCGCAGCCGTACACCGTGAGGACTTGGCCGTACTTGCTCAGGCGCTCGCTCACAATGAGGCTAAAGCTAATGCTGCTAACCCTGACTTGAAACGCCGTGCGTTGGAGGCTTTACTATGAGTCAAATAGCAGTATTGTTCGCTAGAAACGACAGTCGCTATAAAGAGATGGCTCTAATTTATGATGTGTATGACATTGATCGTGATGCTAGAACCTTTTGCAAAAAGTTACCAGTTATTGCTCACCCGCCTTGCCGTGCATGGGGTCAATTGAGCCACATGGCAAACCCCCGTCCTGATGAAAAACAATTAGCATTTTTTGCCTTAGCTCAAGTGAGATTAAATGGTGGAGTTTTAGAACACCCTGCGGGCAGTCGTTTGTGGAAAGAAGCTAATTTGCCATTAGGTGATGAAGTTGACGAATTTGGTGGCTTTACGATTGAGATTGACCAATGGGACTTTGGCCATGTCGCTCACAAGAACACTAAGCTATATATATATGGGATCGAGAGATCAGAGTTACCTTCATTGCCACCCACAAGAGGAGGTACTCCGATGCGATCAATATGCGGTAACGTAAAAGGCACAGTGCGATGCACTCAGTATCAAAGAGAATATACACCTGATCTACTTATTCAGTTTTTAACAGACATTTGCAATAGGACTTTACTATGAGTTTACCTGCCGCACTTCAAGGCTTAGCCAATTACAACCAATTTATTGTTTACAAGCTTGTCCCGCGTGGCGAGACTGGCAAGATGGACAAGCTCCCTGTGGACTGGCGCAATGGCCGTGTTGCTGATAGCCAAGACCCGTCAATATGGACAGACTACGACACCGCATACGCTTACGGTCAAGGCAAGGTAGGTTTTGTGTTCACGGACCAAGATCCTTTTTGGTTCTTAGACATTGACGATTGCTTACTCCCTAGCGGCTGGTCGCCACTCGCTCAAGAGCTTTGCGCGTTGCTACCAGGTGCAGCCATTGAAGTGTCGCAGTCAGGTAAAGGCTTACACATATTTGGCACGGGTGCAGTCCCTAAGCACGCTTGCCGTGGTGAGGCTGGCTCAGGACTAGAGTTTTATCATACTGGACGCTTTGTTGCGTTCGGTGGTCGTGATGGCACGGTGGGCGATTGTTTGACTGATTGCACGCGAGGCGTTGCGACACTTGTAGAGCGTTATTTTAACCGTTTGCCACAACAAGACAACACGCCAGTTGAGTGGACCGAGGCGCCGACAAGCGAATGGCGCGGCTCTGTGGAGGACGAGGAATTGATCCGTCGCGCTTGCAATGCTAAGTCAGCTAGTGGCGTATTCGGTAGCAAGGCAACCTTTGCACAATTATGGGATGCAGACGAGACCGCGCTTGCTAAAGCGTTCCCCGATCAAGGTGGACGGCCTTATGACGCAAGCTCAGCCGATGCTGCACTAGCTCAACATTTAGCCTTTTGGACAGGAAAAAATTGTAAGCGGATGGACGCCCTGATGCGTAGATCCAAGTTATACCGCGAGAAGTTTAACCGCGAGGACTACCTCAAGCGCACCATTTTACAGGCCGTCGCAAAGCAAAAAGATGTTTGCATCGACAAGCCGATGGCTGAACTGGCGGCAGTGGTGGCAGTCACAAAGCCGCGGGACGTCGAGGGTAATGTATTCCTCGACGCTGAGCAGCAGAAGGTATTATTTGAGGGCTGCACGTATGTCTCAGACCTGAATAAAATATTAGCCCCGCACGGACACAGTTATAAGTCTGAGCAATTCGATAATATGTTCGGCGGCTATACGTTCATCTTAGACAAGTCAAACAGTAAGACCACGCGCAGCGCGTGGGAGGCGTTCAATAAGTCTCAAGTGGTAGTCAATCGCAAAGTACATACATCCAGCTTTAGACCCGATAAAGAAGCGGGCGAGATATGGACGCAAGGCAATGAGCTGCACGTCAATAGTTACTGGCCTATCAATACCCCGCGCAAGTATGGAAACCCTAGACCGTTTACGGATCATTTAGCGCGTATTCTACCCGTTGAGAAAGACCGAGAAATTATCATGGCGTATATGGCCGCTGTGGTGCAGCATCGGGGCGTTAAGTTTCAATGGACGCCACTCATTCAAGGTGCCCCTGGTAATGGTAAATCGTTATTGTCCCGTGTGCTGGTGGAGGCTATCGGCAAGCGTCATTGCCACATGCCAAACGCGCAGGAGCTTACAGACAAATTTAATGACTGGCTGGACGGAAAACTTTTTATTGCTGTGGAGGACGTTTACGTCCCGCAGGAGCGCCGCGAGATTATGGAGGCGCTCAAGCCAATGATTACTAATGACTGGCTGGAAATTCAAGGCAAGGGTAAAGATAAAGAGTCCCGCTTCGTGTGTGCTAATTTTATGCTCAATAGTAACCACAAAGACGCGTTACAAAAAACTAAAGACGACCGTAGACTGGCGGTGTTCTATTGTGCTCAGCAGACGGCCTCAGACATTTTGCGCGATGGCATGGGAGGCTCATACTTCCCCGCGCTTTATGACTGGCTCAGGCGCGACGGTTACGCGATTGTGAATGACTACTTAATGACTTACCCTATACCCGATGAATTAAACCCTGCTAAGGGCTGCCAGCGGGCGCCATTGACATCATCCACGCAGGAGGCTATCAGCGAAGGCATGGGCGCCATCGAACAGGAAATACTCGGCGCGGTAATGGAAGATCGCGTCGGCTTCCGTAACGGCTGGATCAGCTCTCACTATTTAGACAATCTCATACACGATAGAGGGGCGTCACGCATTGCACGGAATACACGCCGCGATATACTGCGAGACTTAGGATATATCGCGCACCCTGGATTGCTTAACGGTCAAGTGAATAATGTTGTACACCCTGATTTGTGCAAGCCTCGGTTATTCGTAAAAGAAAACCACGCCTCATTAAACTTGCGAGGCGTGGCGGTGGCTAAAGCGTATGAAGAAGATCAGCAGGATAAAACGGCGCTTAAGGTTGTTATGTAGCAGGTGTGGGGCTAAATTGTTCAAACACCATCACGGCCAGCATATATTTAGATATAGGCATGTTACGTTGTCCACTTTCCCAAGATACCCAGGCGCGGTTACTGCACCCGATAAGTGCAGCCGCGTCGTTGGTTGATAATCCGTGCTTAAGGCGTAGCGCCCGCACTTCGTTTGCTAATGGTTTATTGGTCGTCATGGTGTTTATAGTCCCCTAAGTTAAAATATGCCTGTATTGCCTCCCACACTATCGCAAGAATGATCAGACAACATACAGAAAAAATAATGCCTATTAGTAGTAAGAGCAGCATCATTGCACCTCGCCCGCTAATTGTGCGTTAAGCTCTTTAAGCTCAAAGATAGTATCTTCAAGGCTTTCGATTTTATCTTCAGACTCGTTGAGTTCATCTTGCACGCGTTCTAGTTGTTTCTCCATCTCGTTTAGTTCATCCTGCAAGTCGTCGAAAGCTTGGCCATTGTCACGCATTGCAAGGGCTAAGGCGTCATATAATGCCACCTCAAGGGGTGACACTGGCCGCGTGTATTTAATCAAGTCCTCGGCGCTTAGAATAGCGATATTTAGATCAGTCATTTTTTAATCCCTCAATAAGTTTAGTTAATTGTCGAACGTCGCCGCGCGTGGCTGGCGTGTTGCAGTCGCAGCCACGCCTCCAGCCGCCATGCTCCCAGCCGTTATGCTGTTCAGCGGTTGCGCTTAATATACGATTGCCACAAAGGGCGCACCTTGTAACGGTCTGATCATCTTTTGCGATTGTCATTTTTTAATCCCCTATACATTTATTGATAAACTCTCGGCGTGCGTATGGCTGCTCGGTAGTATCAGGCGCCACAATATCCGCTAGATCCTCGGCGATAGATTGCACGCGGTAAAG